ATGGCCCCAGATCATCTTCGAACATTTCGGATTTAACGCGACCCATTAAACTTCTCCGTCAAGCAGCCGATCTGATTGCCTCGATACCAAATAAAGTACTGACCAGCAGCGTTGCTATCGCGCACGTCGGCAGGTCTGTGAATGCCGTTGACTATCTTTGACAGTGTCCAGTGCAGGTTTTGCTCCCACCACAACTGTAGGTCGAACATATCGGCGCGGGACTCAGAAACTAGGCCATTCTCGAACCCAGAGCATTCAGTCATACCGTAGAGGTGAAGGTTGAACAAAGTATCGTTGTCCTTGGGTTCGCCAAGATCGCAGGCTGGGCAGACTAGACACTTGTGTCCGTCATCATTCAGATCGCGGAGTTCTCCGTCGCAATAAGTGCAGAGGGGAGCGTCACCCCACATTGCCTGCCATCGCATATCAGATTCAATTGGTCTATCAAGTACTAACATCTCGTTCTCCGTTGTTGTTGGTGTCAATTATACACCGCCAGTTTACCTATACAAGCACTTCAGCAAACTTTTTTTGTATTTATTTCTTGCAAACTATGAGTGTGTCTGTATTGTTGGCGCTATGGAAACGGAAGCATTCAAAAGAGTCGTTGAGATTGTCGGGTCAAAGGCTGAAATCGCCCGACAGTGTGGTGTTACTGGTCAACACATCCAGAAGTGGAAAAGCAGAGTTCCTGCTATTCATGTGGTAAAGTTGGAGAAGTTGACTAGGGGTGAGGTTACACGCGAACAACTCAGACCTGATGTTTTCTACGATTAGCGGTCAGTCCCCATACTCTCCCCCCTCCCCGTTGTTGTGGGGGCTGGCCCATTCAAACCGGACAACAAACCGGACAAATAGTTTTTTCGCTCCACGAAAGTGGCAGAGGCTCGAAAGGGTGCGGGTGGTTGACCCGTTGAGCATAACGACCAAAGACAATTTGATAGAAGCTGGGCGCATTAGTGGGAGCGCCAAATCGAACATCCGTTAATGGTGACAAAAACCTCCCCCTCTGTTTCAAGATAGATTGGGGAGTGGGTCAGGTCTGAGGCAGCCTCCATATACCGGAAAATGCTTGGATGAAAATACAGCCTATTGATACAGACTAAATCTAGTGAGGGTCACCAAACCCCACTAAATGTCATCTGTGGGAGAGAGAAATGGATCGAATGGATGCAATACTGACGAAACTCAGTGAGCGTATAAACGAGTGGGAGAGAGCGAGTCGGGAAGCCATTGAAGCAGAAACAACTTTCAAGTCTTATGAAGCATCTGTCCAGAAGGCGCACATGGATGCAGGGGCAAGTGCTGCTAAGGCGCAAACAGAAACAAGATCAGGGGGAGAGTGGGCCAGTCATTACAGGGCAGTCCAGTTAGCCAACCTAAACGCTGAGAAGTTGAAGAAGCAGATCATGCTTGGGCAGTTGATGTTCGACGCAGAGCGAACCAAGCAGGCTAATCAGCGCAGAATCGTCTGATGCCAAAGAAACCCACCTCGGCAACTTTACGCGCCAAAGCATTGAAAACGCTGCAAAGACTCGCCAGAATCAGCGCGGCGAATGAGTCGGGCTTCGCGTCTTGTGTATCATGCGGCAAGGTTCAGCATTACAAAGAGATGGACGGCGGGCACTTTATACCCAAGGGTTCATCATCGAGGTGGGCGCTTGAAGAACAGAATGTGCACCCCCAGTGTCGAGGGTGTAACGGTTTTGGCATGAAGCATGGCAGCGCAGAAGCCCAGTACACAATGTGGATGATGGACTGGTACGGGAGAGATGCGGTGGAATACATGCTGTCCACAAAGAAAGATCCAGTTAAGTTTTACGCATCGGATTATCGTGAGATGATTGCAGACTGGGAAGAACAGATCAAAGCGCATGAGCGCAGAATTGGTGAACGGAGATGAGAAGCCCAAGGGCTATTGCGGTTGACATGGTGAGGGCCATGGACGCAGCAGCCAAGCAAGTTTGGGAAGCAGAACAGAAGACAGAATCGGACAGTAAACTCAAGGCGCTGATATTCGCGCACGTTTGTAACTCATACGCTCGCAGAGGGGGCTATGGCAAAGAGAAAGTTACCGACTGATCCAGACGTATTCGCACTCGACTTTGAGCGCTTGGGCGCTTCGGGTATGGCGTTGAAGTACGACATAAGTGTCAGGAATGTCTACCAGAAGCGACGAACTGTGGAGGGGCAGTTAGGTAGACCGTTAAACGTCCCCGCTCACTTAGATCGTAGCGGAAAGCCCCGCAGGACGATCAGAAAGTCGATAACCGTTGATAACTCGATGTGTATATTGATCGGCTCAGATGCACATTACGAAGCGAACAGCGTCACCACTGCCCACCTAGCCTTCGTCAAACTAGCCAAAGAACTACAGCCAGACGTAATCATTCTCAATGGTGACTTGCTCGATGGTGCAAGTATCAGCAGGCATCCACCACTGGGGTGGGAGGAAAGACCTACCGTCGAACAAGAACTGAACACGGTACGGCAGAGGTTAGAGGAGATCGAAAAGGCAGCGCCGAGCGCGGAGCGATACTGGTGCTTAGGTAATCACGACGCTCGATTTGATATGAGGCTGGCAGACCTTTTGCCGCAGTTCAAAGGTGTCCCAGGATTCACCTTGCGGGATCATTTCAGCAACTGGGAATTTTGCCTGAGCTTGTGGGTTGAGGGCGCAGAGCGTCCAATAGTCGTTAAGCATAGATTCAACGGTGGTGTTCACGCAGGATACAACAACGCCCTCAAAAGTGGCGTTACGATGGTCACGGGCCATACACACCAGATGGAATGCAAGTCCTGGACTGACTACACCGGACACCGATACGGGATTCAGTGTGGAACGATGGCAGACCCTAACCAACCGACATTCGACTATGCGGAAGACGGGCCAAAAAACTGGGTGAGTGGCTTCGTCGTGCTCAACATTCGTGATAACTTCTTACTGATGCCAGAGTTCGTCAAGGTGCATAAAGCTGGAGAGTACGAGTGGCGGGGCCAGATACATCAAGTAGATTACCCATGATGAAAGAAATAGAGCCGTGGGAGTACATCGTCGCAAACAATCTGAACTACCTCAGTGGGCGGGTGGTCAATCTGCTGACTGAGTACAGCCACACAAAGGACATTCTATTGCTCGAAGAGGCTTGCAGGGATTTAGCGCAGTTGGTTCAACGTGAACGATTTATCGAGGAGAGGGCCGATGCCTAGTGTGATCGTGGAGGATTTACCCAAAAACTGTCAGGTCACGATTGTCGTTACTGAACTGATCGACATGGAAGATGACCCAAACCCCCCAGCAGAGATGCCAGAGGGTGTGGAGCCAGAAATCATCAAGCTCGTGGGCAAGTCGGCTGAAGGTTGAGATAATCCCCGTGGATACCGGTACAAACACCGTCGAGATAAATACGTTCTTGCTGTAGCTCATTCTCGAAGTCGTTATTGCTGACGCAAGCAATCAGACCAAGCAACAGAAGGGCGAGTGGGTAACGTAGTTTCATGTGATCACCTTAGGCCGCTTACGCGGCTCGTATGATTGGGCACATGGAGAAAGAACCCCAAGGCTTGATGGTTTCAACGCCATCAATCACAAGAATGCCGCATCGCTTAGATTCTTCCATTTGTGTTTTGACTGTCACGAACTTAGCAGATCGTTTCAGTACTTCAGCGGTAACGATGGTGTTGTGATCGCAAGCGCTTCGTGTCGTGTAGGTGTTTCCGATTTCGAATTTCATGGTAGCTCCTCGTTGTTGATGGGATCATTGTACACCAAAGGTTTACAGATACAACAGGGGTGGAGCAGTTTTTTTTGCCTTTTTTGTAAATAATATGGGTATAATCGCCATCTAGCACATTGCAGATCCCAAAACAAGGACGGCAAATGGTTTTTTTGGAGCGTTTTGCATACCTAGACAGTGGAACACTTGGTCGCATGTGGGCGGGTGACTGGAACTGCTACACCATCGAGAGGCCATGGCTAGATAACAGGCCAAACGTCTCTTGCATTCCCGAAGGCGATTACACTTGCCAGCCGTTCAGTGGTAACAGATTCAAAGACGTTGTGCAGATCATGGACGTGCCAGATCGCACGTTTATCTTGTTTCACGTTGCCAACTTTCCGCACGACGTTGAGGGGTGTATTGGAGTCGGCAACAGCTTTGTCTCTGATGCGCTAGAGCCAGCGGTGTATAACAGCAAAGACACCTTGGCAGAGTTCTTCGATGTGGTCGGAAAAGAGTTCTATCTAACCATCAAGGGAGTGAGGGCTGAGATATGAGTCTAGGCATCGTGAAAGAGCTTGTCGGGCCTGTCACTGGGTTACTGTCTGAGTTCATCGAGGACAAAGATCAAAAGGCGAAGCTGGCGCACGAGATAGCGACCATGGCAGAGCGTCACGCCAATGAGAACGCAAAGGCGCAGCTTGAGGTCAACAAGGTAGAGGCAGCGAACAGAAACCTCTTCGTGGCAGGCTGGAGGCCAGCAGTCGGCTGGGTGTGTGTCTTGGGGATGGCTGGCAACTTCATGGTCATACCCTTTGCCAACTTCGTCCTAGCACTGATGGAGATAGATGTGACTATTCCACTGGTCGCCCTAGACACGATGATGCCCGTTTTGATGGGGATGCTTGGCTTGGGCGCGATGAGAACCTACGAAAAGACTAAGCAGGTGTCAAAATGAGAGGTGTTTTACTGTTCAACCGTGACGGCACTATCTACGCAGGCCAAGTGCATACAATGCCCAATGGCGAGGTGCAGACTGGTGCAACGCATACGGCATCGAGCAGACGACTGTTTTACTATCACGAGCTACCGCCAGAGCGTAAGATTCGCGCCCTTGAGAGCATGATCGAGCGACACGACACGCCAGGCAGAACCAAGCAGAGTTTCAACAACTGATGGCAGAGACAGCGAAAAGAAAGAACCCAGAGATATGGGAGAGGGCCAAAGCTAAAGCCATGCGAAAGATGGGCGGCAAGTGGTCTGGCAGGGCTGCGCAACTGGCTGTCAAATACTACAAAGACATGGGCGGCAAGTACGAAGGCCCAAAAAAGCAAACGTCACTGAGCCGTTGGACGGATCAAGATTGGGATTATGTGGGGGAGAAAGGGCAAGGGCGGTATCTGCCAAAGGCTGCGCGGGATAGTCTCTCATCTGGACAGAAGGCAGCGGGTTCGAGAGCAAAGAACAAAGCTACCAAGAAGGGCCAAGGCAAGGCTTCATACACTGAGGCAGAGCGCAAAGCAGTTAGGCGAGCAACTAAGAAATGAATCAGAATCTTGAGGTGGCATACATAGCCACGACGGACGTTATACCGTATGCAAACAATCCGCGCACCCACAGTGAGCAACAGGTGGCGCAGGTGGCGGCGAGCATCAAGGAATTTGGGTTCAACAATCCAATTTTGTTAGATGAGCACAATGGCATCATTGCAGGCCACGGTAGGCTCGCAGCGGCACAGAAGCTAGGGATGGAGTTGGTGCCCACCATCACGCTAGCAGGGCTGACAGAGGCGCAGCGAAAGGCGTATGTGATAGCAGACAACAAACTGACCGAGAACGGGGGGTGGGATTACGACCTGTTAGCGGTAGAGATTGAGCGGCTGAAAGAGCTAGACGTTGACATAGACCTTACGGGGTTCGAACCGACTGAGTTGGATACCATTCTGGAGCCTGAAGTTGTAGAAGGGCTGACTGACGAGGATGAGGTTCCAGAAGCGCCAGAGGAGCCTATAACCAAGCGAGGCGATGTCTGGATATTGGGCAACCATCGACTGATGTGCGGCGATTCTACGAGTATCGATGACGTGGACAAACTTATGGCTGGGCAAAAGGCCGACATGGTGTTTACCGACCCGCCTTATAATGTGGCGTTCAACGGTCGCAGCGGCAAGCATGAGGTTATAAAAAACGACAATTTGAGTGAGGGTGAGTTTAGAGACTTCATCAAGCAGGTTTGCTCGATAATAACGTATGTAGATCCAAGGGCTTACTATGTGTGGTGCAACTGGAATTTTTACGGGTTATTGCAGGAAATGTTGCCTTTCAAAACGTGCATTGTATGGGCAAAGAATTTCTTTGGCATGGGGGCGGGTTATAGACACCAGCACGAGTTCTGCCTATTCAATGGCAAAATTGATGAGGCAATAAAAAACGAAAGCGATTTGTGGTCAGTCAAAAAAGATCACGGATACGTTCACCCGACACAAAAGCCAGTGGAGTTGGCAGTCAGGGCGTTTGGCAACCACATTCGACTTGTGAATGTTTTGGATTTGTTCGGCGGGTCAGGCTCCACGCTGATAGGAGCAGAACAGACTGGTAGGAATTGTTTTGTCATGGAATTAGATCCGAAATACTGCGATGTCATTGTAGATCGCTGGCAATCGTTCACAGGCAAAACTGTACAGCTTGAACGACCACTGGAGGTGGCGAATGGCTAGACCACGCATACCGATAGACTGGGATCAGGTAGACAAAATGTGTGCTATTCACTGTACGGGAGAGGAACAGGCTGCAATCCTCGGGGTAAGCTACGACACATTAAACCGAGCATGTCAGCGTGAATATGAGATGAGTTTTGCTGAGTATTTTAAGCAAAAGGCCAGCCACGGGCGAATGAGCCTACGTCGCAAGCAATATACTGCTGCGATGGATGGCAACACTACGATGCTGGTATGGCTGGGTAAGAACTGGTTAGGCCAGAGCGACCAGCCAGAGCCGGAGGCGCAAGACCTGCCACCTATCGTTATTGAGCGGGCGAGTGAGGCTAACTAAGCCACAAGATGCAATCTTCTTCAGTGACTCACGGTTTAGGGCAGTGGTCGCTGGTAGACGGTTCGGTAAGACGTTCCTATCGACGCACGAGCTTTTGAGGGATGCGCTGTCGGGGAAGAACCGCAACTGCTGGTATGTAGCGCCGACCTATAAGGCAGCGAAAGAGATCGCATGGGAGATGCTGAACAGCGCACTGCCAGATGGGTATGTCAGCAAGCGAAATGAGACAGCTTTATCGCTCACACTCAAGAATGGTTCAACCATCTCACTGAAGGGAGCAGAGAAGCCTGACAACCTGAGAGGGAGAGCGCTCGACTTCGTTGTGATGGACGAGTTCGCCGATATGCGACCAGAG